CTGCAGATAAAAAGAATGGCCAAAATATAAAAGCTATGTTTATATCATGGTTACAAAAAAATCATCCTGAAGTTTGGAAAAGTATTGAAGCTAAGGGTGGATTTGATAAATTATTAGGTAACAAATTCCCACCAGCAGATATAATTATAAGTGGTACAGATAAAAAACAAGGGATTGAAATTAATCCAGATAAATAGGAGAAATAAAATGAAGAAGACTTTTAGTAAGTATTTAGAAAGTTTGTATAAATATGAAGAAATGAGTATAACTAATTTAACATTTTTAAGCGCCAATCCGGTTATTAATGTTGTTAATAAATTAGATAAAACTCTTGATACATTTAAGTCTGTTATGGCAAAAGAAGATAGTGTTGATGGCGTGGTAAAACAAAGTGAAAAATTTAAAACAGAATTCAAAACTTTAATTGAAGATATAAAACAAACAACTAAAGATTTTGATAAATTTGTTAATTCAATTCTAGATAAAGAAATTAAAAAGTTACAAAATAGATCTGAAAAAGAAGAGAACGCGGAAGAGTCAACAGAAGTTAAAGAATAATTATGACAATTGTTAACCCGATTTATCAATATTATTATTTTGGAATTTATTCATTAGAAATGGGTAAATTCCTTAAAGATATATTTAGTGGTTTTAGATTAAAACCAGGCGGGGATATTATAAATTCTCAAGTTTTTTTTGGTGTTCCTCAAGCGGCAATAAGATTTTATCAAGAAAAATTTAACGGCCAAATATTATTACCTATGGTTAATTTTTATGTAACCGATACAATTAGGAAGCCGCAGTTTGAACGTCCTAATATAAGATTATGGTCCAAAGAAACATATAATCCGACAGAAGGTAAATACGAATTTACACGAGCTCCAATGCGTTTTGATATAACATATTCAATTAATATGTGGAATAATTCGATGCGAGAAAGAGATTATATGCTGCATAATTTTAATACAAAATTAATTCAAGGTGGAACATCTTTAATTTATTATCCAGATTATGCTAATTATCCAGAAGTTTTTTTAGCAATGCCAATAATGGTAGATGGTAATTTTAATGATGAGACTGAAGTAGAAGGTTTAGAAGTTAAAGAGACAAGGGATAGAGTAAAGACATCTTTTACAATAAAATGTGAAGCTTTATTGCCATACAAGGCATATGTTCCAAGTAGTATAGATGGTGTGCCGATTGAATATATAGATTTTGAATCATATATTAATACATATATGTTTAATCAAATAAATGATGTACAAAAAACACAAATACCTGTGAATTATTTTCATAAGAAGGCAAGAGTTGATACAGCCGTAATAACAATTACTGCCCCAAATGTTAATATATAGATGTTTTTTATATATTTTTTGTTTTTATTTTCTTAATATATAATATAAATAATTAGAGGGAATATATATGAGATTTAAAATAAATAATAAAAAACACAACCCAATTAAAACTATTTTTTGTGGAGAATCTTTTGTAATTCCTCCAAAAAATCATACTGTAATATTAGAATCACCGGAAATTCCTGAGCACTTTTTAGTATTACAAAAAAACAATAAGATAAATATTGAAATTATAAGCGAATAAATTTATAAGGAGAATTGAAAAATGTCAGAAACTGTAAATGATATATTAGGTAAAGGCTTTAAATACGAACAAAGAATAGAAGTTGAAAATATAATCGAAAAACTTACTGGAACAATTGCCGCTTTTGTTGGTGGAGCAAACTGGGGACCTGTTAGCGAACCAACTTTAATAGAAAAAAGTTTTTCAAATTTATTTGGAACTCCAATAGATTATTATGACTATAGCGACTCTTCAGGACTATCTTGTGAATACCATTTAAATTATTCACCAGTAGCTTGGTTTATACGCGTAACTAATGGTCATGATACAAAAGCAATGAAAGTAATTACTAAACAAGCTGAAGCTGCAAAAGTAACTGGTAATTTAATAATATCCAATAGCAACTTCATGATTAATGCAACCGATAGAGGAGAAAATCTACAAAACAATCTATTGGCATTAAACATTAATGGAACAGTAATTCCTGTAACATTATCACAAACACCATCAGTACCAACTCAAACTAGCCTTTCATTAGCAAGTGTAGTATATGGTACAACATCATCTTGGAATTATTCGATTGGAGAAATACTTGATTTTGAAATAGATGGAAATCATTTTACACATGTTATAGCATCTGGTGTAACTGGTACAACAGATTATTTTACAAACATCGCAGATAAAGCTGTTGGAACATTAAGTACACAAGATGACAGATTATATGAAGAAAGATGGATAGATGCATGTAAAGAATTTATTTTTACTCCGGCTGGATTAGCAACAACAATACAAGCGTCAATTATAAGTTTTACAAACAGCACAATAAAATTAACATCTATAGAAATAGGTGTTGATTCAAGTATTAAGATATTTTCACTTCCAAGACTGTTTAATGCAACGCCGGCAGTTCCTGTTATTGTTTCTGGTGCTAATACACCAATATCAACAATCTTAAGTGCAATAAATACAAACCTAGGAACTGTTGCAACGGCATATATTTCTGGTGTAACTGGATATTTTGAAGTAATAACAAATGAAAGTGGTAGTACTAAATCAATATTGATTGCAAATACTACACCAGCAACAGCATCAACTTATAGTTTATTAGGTTTAGCTACAATGGCTACGGCTAACTATGGAAAAGATTCTATAAATAATGCTGGTTCATTTATAGCAAAATATACTGGAACACAAGGAAACAATATCTATTTTGAAAAGATAGCGACACAAGACGGATATTCCTTAACAATATACTTTGGTAACCAAATAGTTGCAAACTATTTTAATTATAGTTATGATACTGAATCTCCAGCTTATATTGGAACATTATTAGCAAATGATGTAAATGTAAATAAAGTATTAGAATTTTCAGCAGATGTAATTCCTGGATCGACATATATTTATGAATTTCCATATGGTGTTACAGAATTATCTGGTGGAACATCTGGAACACATGAAGGTACAGTTGGTATAGCGGATGCAAAATATATTCAAGCTCTTGAAGAATATAAAAATGTTGACCTATATAATATAGATGTTTTAGCTGTATCAGGTAATGTTTCTGAAGCTGTACATGATAAAATTCAAGAAGTATGTGAACAAAGAATGGACTGTTTTGGAATAATAGATCCACCAGAAGATGTTGCTGGTATAGATGGAAATATATACTCAATGATAAATTGGCATAATGGTTTAATGCCAAGTCTTAGAACCAAAAAACTTGATAGCATGTATGTAACCACTTATTTTCCATGGTTATTATTAAATGTTCCATATAACACAACTACGCCAAATCAATGGCATGCACCGACAACAAGAGTAGTTGGTATGATTTCAAATAATGATAAATTAAGTGGTCATAAGTTTGCAGCGCCGGCAGGACCAAGATCTGAGATGCAATCAATAGAAGCTTTAGCATTATATTTAAGAGAAGATGATAAGGCAAGATTATATGCTGATGAACTTGGAAATTCTATAAACCCTGTTGTATATACAACCACACGTGGATTCTTTGTTGATGGTCAAAAAAATACAAGAAGAAGTTTTGATGCATTAAGTAGACTTAATGTATTAAGAACAGCATTATATATTAAGAAGAAAGTATATTCTATAGCGCCTGACTTTTTCTGGCAACCATTAACAAAAGCTACTAGAGAAGAAATGCAAGCTGTTTTAACAACTATGATGAATGAATTAGTTGATAGAAAAGCTGTTAAGGCTGGATTTATAGTAACATGTAATGATTCTAATAATCCTATTGCTGTTGAAGCCGCAAGAGGTATGGTTGCTTCTATAGAATGGGAAGCTGTTGGAAGTATTGAAAAAATTAAGATTATTTCGACTATCAAAGATAGACGAGTAATTACGACAAGCATAGGATAAAAAAAAATAATATTTTTATAGATAAACATAAAATATTATATATTAAATTAGAATGGAGATTGACACAATATGGCTGGAAATATATTTCAAATAAAACAAATAAATAACTTACAAACTATTAACTCTAATAGATGGTCATTACGTTTTCCGGAGTTAAACTATAAACTATTAGTAAAAGCAAAAAGCTCAGTATCTTTACCTGGTATACAAGAAAGATACCGCGCGGTACAATTAGCACTAGGAGATGATCCATCAACATCATTAGAACTTTCATTAAGCTCAGTATCACTTCCTGCTGTTACTATTGAAGTTGCACCTATTCCAAAGTTTAATGACCAAATAAAAGCAGTAACAAAATTTGCTGAAATAGGAGATATGTCTATAACATTTATAGATTATGTAAACGGATCTGCTTCAGCAATTATGCAACTATGGCATGCTTTTGTTGGTGATAAAAAAACTGGAGCTATAGGATTTAAACAAGACTTTGTTCTTCCTAAAGCTTATTTCTTTGTATATGGACCTGATGCTCCCGGATATGAAGTAGAAACATCACTTGATATTCCTTATTTACAAAAATATGAAATCATCAATATCTTTCCAAAATCTGTTGATTTTGGAGAACATTCCGATGGAGCTGAACCAAGAAAGGTTACTGTAGAATTTGCTATAGATAATATTTATCCGCTTGAAATTAGAACATACAATTACGAAGCTACAACACCAGAAGAAAGATACAACGTACCAACTCTATAAAATATTAATTATATTTAAGACAACAAAGGGAGCTGAATTTAAGCTCCCTTTTTATTTAACTCATTTAAGTAATTTATTTTTAAATCTCTATCTACCATTTTTATAAGTTCTATTTCTTTTATATTGTGTATATTTTTTATATTCGTTGTGTTTTTTGTTGGCAATTGACTTGTTAATTTATCAGGTTCTTCTTGTTTTAATATGTCTATTAGTGATATAGTATTAAATAGTTTATATTTATAATCGGCATTAAATTCTTCAATAAAAGCTTTAAACAATTTAAATGGCATCATTCTTGCAAATCTATATAATGGTGGTATATTATTTATTTTTTTATTTATATCTAACCCATATTTTATAAGTAGTTTTATTTTTTGATATGCATCATTCTGTTGTTTTTCTTGAAATTTTTTATCATCATATGCTACTACTATCCGATGCCATGGGTCAATATTATATAATATTTTATCTGTTAGGGTTGTATTGTTTATTGTATCTATTACATTTGGGTCTGCACCTTTTTTTAATAACATTTCAACAATATCTATTGGCCAATCTCTAACAACTAAACTTAATAATGTTTCTCCATATCCAGTTTGAATTCTATCTGGTATAAAACCAGCTGTATTAATTATTTCTTTTATCTTTTTAAAATCTTCTTTACCTTTACTATACATTCTTATAAGTTCTTGTGCTTCTTTATTTAAAAATACAACTTGTTGTTTTCCACTATCAGTATATATTTTTTTATTTGCTATTCTAAATATCCCCTCTAATTTACCTTGTTTTTCATTTAACCAATCCATTACTGTTTGTGAAAATAATTTATTAGGTATGCCATATTGTTTATCTGGTATTAAAAAAGTTTTATCTTCTATTGGTTCATTATTATCATTTACTATAAAATATGGTTTCATTAAAATTCTTGATATAGGATTTTTAATATTTTTATCATCTGCGTTTATTAAATATGCAATAATAGACCCGCCACGGACATCATATTTCACTTTGTTTTTGTTACATCCATCTATTAAACTCATACACGATGTCCATCTTCTATCTGTGCTCATTCCCGCCACATCTATTGGATGTCTTGATATAACAACCATTTGTTTTTTTTCCATTTTTGAGCCTGCTCTTAATGGGTCTGACTCAAACATTTTAATAAGTTCCGGTTGTTCAGGGAAAAGACGTTTTAATAATTTACCTATTTTAATTATATTCTTACTACCAGTTTTAGGTTGTGCATATCCAGCTTGATAATCAATAATATCATATCCTTCTTTAGATAATAAATTTTCTATTTTTTTGTTTTTAATTGGTTTATTTTCTATAGTTTTAAGAGGTATATATATTCGGTTTTTATTATTAAACCAATCATTATATTTATCTTTATTATACATTCGAGTATAATACTTTGCTTTTGACAGGCTTATTGCTTCTAAGTAATTATTAAACCTCATCATTTTTGTCCTTCAAAGCTTTATGTAATTTTTCATATTTTTCTAATTTTTCAAAATAGCCAGAGGTTTCTATTATTTTATATACCATATTATTTATTGAATAATTTGGATTATCATTTTCTATATTTATTAAATATTTTGTTTTTGTATCTGAGTCTACAAATGCTTCTTTTCTAAAAGCTTTAATTACATTATGTGCTATTTTTATTGCATCTAAGTCTGCCATCATTTCTTGATGTTTTATAGTAATAATTTGTTTTATATCATCTTGTTCTGTTTTATCTTTATTTGAACTTAATAAATCTTTATAATATTTTAGTTCATTATTATCATGTTCATATTCTGAAATTCTATTATCAACGCCAGCCATAAAAAATTTAGCTATCTCTAATATATAACTATAAGGAATTTTAACATGTTGTTTCTGTGGTTTTTTAATCCATTCATCATTTAATAAATCATATGCAGCAAAAGTATTTTCAAAATTATAATCATCTAGTACCAAAAAGAAATTTATTGGATGTTGTGTATTAAATAACATATTACCATTAGGCAATATTTTTCTAAGTTCTTTATATAAACTATTAGGAATATTACTTATTTTTAGATTTATATCTACATCGGCTGTATCATTATATTGATATGTAACAGAACTACCAAGCACTATTACTTCTTCAATTTTCATTCTTGGATAAACTTTTTCTTTCCACCGATTTATTATATCTAAAATAAAATCTTTTGCTTTAGGTATAAATCTGTTGTTATTATCAAATAACTCTGGTACTAAAGTTTCTTTTACAGAATCAAGAACTGACTCTATATATATTTGGTTACTCATTATTTTATTGCCTTTATAACTTCATTTATTACATCTTGCATTTCCCAACTGTTATGGCCAAAAGCATAATCATTTCTAACTGCTATTGGAACTAATATTACATTACCATTGGGATATATTCTTTTTAACATATTTTGATAATTTTTTATTTTTGGACTATTTAGTTTTCCTTCTAAATAACTTTCACTGCCAAAAAATAAATATTTTGAATCTATTGCTTCTATAAGTTTTTTGTTTTTTATCCATTCTTTTATTTTTTGTACCATTCTTGGTGAAGACTGAATGCAAAGAAAATAATCCAAACTATCCCAACTACGACCAGGCCGATGCCAAGAAGAGTCTTGAAAATTTAAAGCAAAATCTGCTTTAAGTTCTGACATTTCAATAAACAACTTTTTATGTGCAGCCAATGTTTCTAATATAGCGTCATGAACATTAGTACCTGCGTCTATAACATATAAATTACTATCCGTCAAAACACCTCTATAATCTTTTGATGGTAAAAAATCTGAAGGGTTAGTTTCATATTCATTACCTCTTAATGCATTATATCCTTTATAATATATATCATCATTAGCCATATTATATTTTGGATCTAAATTAGTTTGACCACCTCTAAAGGCTTCAATTCTTTCTGTTTTTGTTAGCCATTCAATATATGATTTAAACATATTCGTACTCATCCATTAATTTACTTATTACAATATCTGTATCTGCTACATTTCTAAATCTTGATAATTCATCAATAGAACATACAAAAAATAAAAATTTTGGATTTTTTATTTTACATTTTTTATAATAATTAGGTATATTAACATTTTCTATCGCTATATCATCAAGATTACTAAGACTTTCCCCGGCCATAAACGCTTTGGTATCTCTTATTCTTTGAACAGTTAAGAACCCAATTTCTTCGGGTGTTATTTCTTCTATTTTTTTTATCATTTCATCTTTATCTAAATCATCAAATGCATTTATTTCATCTGCAATTCCTTGCAATATATCAATATGAATTGCTTCATCATTACTTATAACATATAAATTGCCATCGCTATCAATTAGTCCGCGGGTATCTTCATCACAAGATAATAATTCTTCTGAAGTAGGATTTTTATATATTGTTACATATACTGACGTATTGGCTGTCGCATATGGTTTTATTTGTGTATTTTTTAATAAGGCTTCTATATATAATTTAAACATTTATTCCTCTTCAAGAATTGTTTTAATATATTCATAATTGTATTTTTTATTATTAAGTTTTGTCGCAAAATCAAATTCATTTAAAATATAAACTCCACATCGATTTTTATAATAACTTGTTGAACTACTAAAATAAACTACAGCCTTAATGCTGTCTTTTTTCAAATGAACTTGTCCCTCTTCGTAGCTGCCTTTTATAATTTCCCAACTATCTTTTAATGCATCATTAAACCATTTTGAGACATCTGTAATATTCCAATTATTAAAATCTATAGTGCTATCTTCTATATAATATTTTAGTTCCATTACATAGCTACCATTTTTTTTAATTCATTATCCCATTCATCTAAAATTTGTTGTGGCAAATCACTTAAAAAACTTAACGAACGTCTTGTAACATTAGGATGTACTTGCGATATATATTCCAAAAAATATCCATTTGAATGCGATATATTTAAGACTATATTTAAATCCGCTATTGTTTTAGAAAAATCATTTAAATCTAAGTTTAATAACATATCATATGCTTTAGAAATATCATTTATTACATATTCTAATTTTTTATTTTTATTCCAAGTTTTAAGCCAATTCTTAAACATTGTTTTTCCAATATTTACTAAAATATTAACTATATGTGAAATTTCTGCACCACCAATTCGTTCAATTTTATTCAATGCATCAGAAATAAAAGTAGGTAAATTCATTTTGGTTAAACGTAAAAATTGAATTCCATTTAATGGATTTTTCAAATCTAATCTTCTAATTACATGTTGTCTATTAATTGGCATGGTTTCAATTATATGGTCACGTATTGAATCTTGTATTTCATCATAAAAAATATCATCATATAATTCAATAATTATTTGTTTCACTAGTTTATGGCGGTCTGCATATCGTGCGCTATCATTAAATATTACTTCTAATAAATCTATAATATTACCTTTATATTTATATCTGTTTTTAGCCCACTCTTCAGCGGAATTTATATTATGTTCATTTAACCATTCCTTAAAAACAATTGATAATTGTTTAGTAATAGTTTTAATTACTGGAGTCATTTTTGTTTTTATTGATTGTTTTATTCTTTCTATTCTTGGTGGAAACTGTTCCGACCTGGATACTTTATGATACTTATATTCCCACTCATATAACATATATAAATTTTTATACAAATCATTATTTGGATATATATCATCAATCCATTCATTATAAATAATATGTTGTAAATATTTTTTCATTAATTATTCCATAAATTAAATATAATATTATTTTACGTATAAATAAAAAAAGAGAACTAATTATTCTCTTTATCTTTTATAATAATTGATTGATTTGATTTAATTCCAAAATCTATTGTATCTTTATGGGTTTTTAATAATATATCTAATCGTTTTCCTTTGATATTAGAACCTATATCTCTAACAACATATTCTGTGTTATTCCATATTATTGTTGTTCCTAATGGCAATAAGAATATATCTGCTGCAATAATATTTTCTCCTTTGTTAATATAATAATCCATTGTAGAACCATCAACAACATGCCCGGCCCAAGATTTATTACAACAATATCCGGGGCAATAAGCCGTAATAGTATAACCATTTAATTCAACATTTTTAGTTTTATTTGTTCTATAAAATATACTTATTAATATAATACTTAAAACAATTAACCCGCTAAAAATACCTAAGAACAATGATTGAATATTATTTTTTGATTTTCTTATTCTTTGCATTTTGTTTTTGTTCTTGTTTTTGTAGTTCTGTAAAACATTTATCGCAATAATCTAGATGTGTATTTTTATGTTCTTTATTACATAATTTACATTTTTTCCACATAAATTTACCCTTCTTTTGTTATAATTTTACTTGTATTATTTTCTTTAACTATTTCTATAATTTTTAACGGCTTTAATAATTCTTTGACAGACTCTTGATGGCTTATTACATATACCGCACTATCCTTTGCATATTTCTTTTTAATTAGTTTTATAAAGGCATCAATAGTATAATGGTCAACATTTGTAAATACTTCATCAAGAAATATTACATTAGAACCAGAAAGATTTATTCTAGTCATATCAAATATAGAAAAATTAATAGCCAAATTTATTTTTACCTTTTCTCCTGTACTTAATTCATCATAATTATAATCTTCTCCATTATAAACCATAGTTTCTCTAAAATTTGAATCAAACATTAAAGACATATTTCCGTTATAAACATAATCCAAATTCTGTTGTAATAAATTATTAAATATAGGAATTACTCTTCCAATAATATGTTGCTTCATAGAATTTTCATTTCCCATATCTAATGTTTGTTTCCAAAAGTCTAATATTTTTAATCGGATTTCTATCTTTTCTTTTTTCTTTCTATATAAGACTAACTCTTTTTCGTTCTGTTTAATTTTGTTTTTGAATTTTAATATATTATTCTTTTTAAGATTTTCTAGTTCTTGTTTTTTTAATGTTATTTTATGATTTATTTCTCTTATTTCATTTGTTGTTGTATTTGGTTTATTATTGTTTGCATTATTTATTACAATATTTTTTAGGTCCGCTGGTAACTCTAATTCATTTAGTTCTTTTTTATACAAATTCCATTGGTCTGTTTCTTCTTTTAATTCTTTTTTTAATTGTAATTCTGTTTGTTGTATAGTTTCTTTTTCATTATTAAGTTTATCTAATACTTTTTTATAAGAATCTATATCTTTAACTAAAGTTTTTTTATTGTCTTCGTATTCTTTTTTGTTTTGTATTTCCCCGCAATTAAAACATTTTATAGGTTGTAAAGTGCTCAAGTTATTATTAAGATTATTTAATAATCCAGACACTCTTTTAATACTATCTTTTGTATTTAATAGATTATCTAATACATGTTTTAATTGTTTATTAGTGTTATTTATTTTTTCATTATATATATTTAATGATAATATTGTATTATAGATTTTTTCTGCCGTTGCTATAATTTTTTCTGGAGTTATATTAGAAGATGTTATTGCTATCATTTTCTTTTGCAACACTTTTAACTCCTTAAAAATCTTTTGTTCTTTTGCGCTTATTTCGGACAGTTCTTCATCGATATGTTCTTTATAGTTTTTATTGGCTATAATAAAACCATTTAATGTTGATGTAACAAAAGAATATTCTTCTTCAGTATCTTTTGTTTTCTTTTTAATTTTTTCTCCCCAATCTTTTAGTTTACTTAGTTGTATTATATTTTCAAATACTCTACCACGGTCTGGTGGTCCAAAGTCTAAAAACTGTTGAGAGTCTTCTCGTGTGAGTAATATAGATTTGTGAAATGTTGTTGGGTTTAATATCACTATAGAATTTATTAAATCTTGTGTTACATCTAAATCTAATTTAGATAAATTGTTCCAACCATTATTTATTTTTTCCCAAATAAATAATGAATTTTTATGTTCTTTATGTTTTCTATATCGTTCTATTTTATATGTATTACCATTGATACTAAAATCTAACGATACTCTTAAATTTTTTCCTGTTTCTTTATTTATAATTCTATCTTTTTTAATATTTCTTATTGCTTCTTTTTGTACTATCCCCCATAAAGCATAACCAATGGCCATAGTAAATGAACTTTTACCACTACCAATAGAATACTTAGTAACATCGTTATCGTTGCCATCAACCATATTATCTAAATTTATTCCATCAATGCTATATACTCCGTTTTTGTGGAAATCAAAGATTTGTTTATCTTTGAATGATAAAAAATTTTCTATTTCTATTTTATGAAATGTCAGCATATTACTTCCTTAATCAAATATTTCTTTTAGTATTTCTTTTTTTGAGAATGGTAACTTTTCATTCTTTTCTAAATAATCTATATATTTTTTTATAATAGTTTCTGGTGACTCATAAACTATATCACTCCATCCATCTATTGTTGCTAATGATTCAGACTCTTGAAATGAATATTTCCATTTTATGTCATAATTATTTCTTAATAATTTTGCTTTTAATTGTATCAGTAAATCTTTTGATACCTTTTTTGTTATCTCTATTTTAATATAATGATTTTTTAATTTTAATAATTTTGATATATTCTCTTTTGTAAGAGTTGTTTCTATAAAATTTGGTGTGGCGACATTTTCATAAAAAGAAAATTTATCATCATAAGTATTATATATAACAAAACCATGTTTATCTTTTTGGTCACCATGTCTTGATTGTAATGGGGCACTAACATAAACGATATGGTTGTTATCTTGATAACCATGATAATGGCCAAGGAAAACTTTATTAAACTTTTTTAAGTATCCTTTTTTAATTTGTCCAATCGAATTATTTATATATTCACTTGCATTTTCATGAACCTTAAATCCAATAACACCCAAGTGACTTAATAGTATATTATTTTTTTTATTATCAATTTTAATATTATTGATTTCATTTATTAAATTATTTTTTATATATGGTAAGCAATGTAATATATTATCTCCTAAGTTTATACAAGAATATTTGTCTGCAACAAATACATTGTTATAGGTTTTATAATTGCTAACTAAATTTATTTCAGTGTCATCGTTCATTACCATATCGTGGTTACCTGGAATTAAAATCATCGGCCAACGAGCTGCAAACTTTTCAATAATTCTATCAACCCTTATAAGACCTTCGGTAGCTACAACATGCTTACTATCAAACAAATCACCTAAGTGTACAATAATATCTATATTTTGTCCTTCACATAATTTATAAAAATTTTCAAACATACTATCTATATGCTTAAAAAATCTATTGTTTTTTCTCCATATATTTAAGTGTGTATCGCTTATAAATGCAATCTTAAAATTCTTATTATATAATCCATTAATAATTGACAAATCTATCATCTAAAACTACTCCCTAAACTCTTGAAATAATATTAAATTATATTTAATATCGACATAGTATATCTATAAATAATCATATTTTTTTCTTAAAAAGCTAAAATAAAATAGACGTTTTAATAACTAAAAAAATAAAATAAAACTGTAGCACATAAGGTTAGGTGGTTAAGACATGTCATCATTTTATCAAAGATTTTATAAATACATATTTTCTTTATATGTATCTTTTTTTTCTATAGTATTTTATTTTTTAGATATTTATTTTGATAAACATTTTTTTGTTAATAATATTGAATTACATGAAAATATAGAAAGAATAATTAGTATTTTATTTATAGCTATTTTTAGTTATATTTTTTATTTATTAATACAATATGTTAAAACAAGTAAAAAAGTATATTATAATTTATTTAAGGATGTAAATGTTGCTATAATGGTTTTACAAAAAAAAGACAATAAGAATATTATTGTAGGATTTAATAACATGTCTGAGACATTATGGAAGATAAAAGAAAATGAAATATTAAATAAAGAATTTGAAGATGTTTTTCCAGGGTTTAAAAAAGAAATATCTTTAGCTATAAATAACACTTATTGTTGTAATACACCTAACTCTATATTAAATTTTAATTATATAGATAATCAATATAATAAATGGGTAGAGATTTATATATCTAAATTATTAACAAATGAAATAATTATAGTTTATGCAGATATAACCAAAAGGAAAAAAATTAAAGATATATTGGAACAATCAAATAAAGAAAAAGAATTATTATTAAAAGAGGTGCATCATAGAGTTAAAAATAATTTATCTGTTATATCTGGCTTATTTTCATTACAACTAGATAACACAAAAAATAAAAGAGTAAAAACAATATTAAAAGACACACAAAATAGAATTAAGTCTATGAGTCTTATACATGAAAAAATATATAAATCAGAAAAATTAGATTCTATAAATGTCGAAGACCACTTAAAAAGTTTAATAAATGTAATATATGAAACATTAAAAACTCCAAAATTAAATATAGATTTTATATTGAATATAGAAAAAAATGTAATATTAAATATAAACCAAGCAGTACCAATTACATTAATATTAAATGAACTTATTTCAAATTCAATTGAACATGCTTTTATAAATAAGAAAAAGGGAGTTATTGTTATTGATTTTTATCGTAATAATGGTAATTATGTTTTAACTGTAAAAGATGATGGTATTGGTTTACCTAAGTCAATAGATATTAAGGACATAAATAATATTAAAACTTTAGGGTTTAAATTAATTACCAGTTTAGCCCAACAATTACAAGATGATATTGAAATAAAAATAGATAAAGGTACGAAAATTAAAATAACATTTCCTATATGGCAAAATAACTATGAATAAAGAAATAAAAATATTATTAGTTGAAGATGAAGCAGTAACACAACTAGAAATAAGAAATATATTAAATAAATTAAATTATAAAATAATAGGTCCATGTAACACAGGACAAGATGCTATACAATGTGCATTATCAAATGATATTGATTTAATATTAATGGATATAAGATTGATAGATAATGTATCTGGAATTGATGCCGCATATGAAATTACAAAACATAAAGATATACCAATTGTATTTATGACGGCATATTCAAATGTTGCAACATTAGATAAAATTATTAAAACAAATCCATATGGATATTTAACAAAACCATTAGATCATAACACTTTTATATTAACAATACAATTGGCCCTACAAAAATATCAAGAAAGTGCTAAAATGAGAAAAATAATAGAAGATCAAAATAGTTTGTTTAATGATATAGTTATTGCCATTGCTAATATTACAGAACAAAGAGATCCATATACTGCTGGCCATCAAAAACATGTAAGCAGATTAGCAACAAGAATTGCAGAACTTATGCATTTACCAAAAGAACAATGTCGAAGTATTTATTATGCTGGTTATGTTCATGATATAGGAAAAATATCAATACCTGGAGAATTTTTAACAACTACAAAAAAACTATCTAAAGCTGAAAGAGAAATATTAAATTCACATGTAGTAAATGGTTATGAAATTTTGAAAAATATTAAATTTCCATGGCCGATAGCAGATATTGTATTACAACATCATGAAAGATTAAATGGTAGTGGTTATCCATATGGATTAAAGGGTAATGAAATTTTATTAGAAGCACAAATAATTGCTGTAGCCGATGTTGCCGAAGCAATGTTTATGCCACGTCCATATAAAGAAAGAGGTCTTAAAGAAGAAGTAATAATGGAACTTGATAGTAATAAAAACATATTATATAACGAAGAAGCTGTAAAATTTGCAATACCAATAATTAATAAAATTGATAATAATTTTAATTTTTCATAGATAAACGGGTTATAAATATTATATAATTATAAATAAAAATTAAAGGAAATACTATGGAAGAGATGATATTAAATAATTATTATATGAAACAATATAATAAGTTTGATAAAATGGTAAAAAAGTTTTGTAAAGAAAAAGATATAAATTATAAGTTTATAACATTTTTGAATTATAATAAAAATGCATTTGCAAGTGAAACTTATAAATATTTATATGTTGCACCTAAGATTTTTTTAGCAAGCAGTAAGTGTTTTGAAAAGTATTATAATAATTTAGATGCAGATTTTGCAAATGATATTATACAAAGAAAAGAATTATATGAGTATCGGAATCAAGTTAAAAAAAATAAAAAGTTATTTTCGTTTTTTAAGAAACAGCTCAAGGATGATTTCGTTTTATAGGAGAATTTATGAAAACTTTAATGATTAGAACAAATGACGGAACGGAAACTGTAGGTGAAAATAAAAATATAGTTTTTGAAAATGAAAACCGCAAAGGGAATCTGGTTAAAAAATTTAACATTGATTTGTCAAACTATAGTATAAATTTTCTTGTTGAAAATTTAGAAACAAAAATGATACCCAAAAAAGAAATAAAAAACTTTGATGAGATAATAATAAAAATTTTATCAACAACATTAGGTTCTCTTATATTTCAAGACTTAAATAACTCATGTAATTTTTTAATATATGATGAAGACGAAGATAAATATATTGTTTCTAAATTTGAAGATATTCAAGAATACGATTCAATTTTATGTTATGATGAAATTACAGATGACTATTGTATTGCAGAAGTAAAAGAAGTATTTTTGTATGATAGCATATTAGATTCAGAAGATAATAATCCTACCAGAGAAATAAAATTATCAAATTATATATTATATAGTGAAAATAATGGAATAATACTTAACAATATTTTAATATTACCATAAAGGAAAAAATATGAAGCCATTGATTTTGTTAGTTGGAAAAAGTGGTAGCGGAAAAAACTATCTGATAGATACATTTCGTTTAACTCCATTAGTTAGTTATACGACCAGAAAAATCAGAACAAAAGAAAAAGACGGAATAGAACATAAATTTGTATCAATGGAAGTGTGGAATCAATTATTTAATAATAAAATCTTTAATGACATTGTAGCCGCATGGACTAAGTTTGATAATAATTTTTATTGGACAACTTACAGTGATATAAACGATGAAAATAATCATGTCTATATAATAGACCCCAAAGGTATTAACGATTTATTAAAGGCAAAAGAAAAAGGATTAATTAAGAGAGAATTAATAATAGTATATTTACATGCCTCAGAAAGAACTTGTGCCGAAAGGATGCGGATACGTGGAGATTCTGAAAAACAAATAAAAGATAGAATATACCATGATAAAAAAGTTTTTGAAGATGTACATTATGATGTTTTGTTAAATGTTGATAATTAGAGGGAAATATGTTTCAACAGAAAATAGCTAAAGAAGTTTGGGAAAATACATATAAATGGGAAACAGATAATACACCAGAAGATACATTTCGTCGTGTTGCTAATTTTGTTTCTAAAAATGAAAAAGAATATAAAGATATATATTATGATATATTATCAAGTTTCAAATATATTCCCGGCGGAAGAATATTATCCAACGCAGGAACAAACCTAAAAGGTACAACCCTAATGAACTGTTATGTATCTGGTTTTAAGGGTACTCATCAAGATAGTATTGATAGCATTTATGATGAATTAAAAAGACAAGCGAAAATATTAAAGTCCGAAGGTGGTTATGGATTTTGTTGTGATGTTTTAAGACCCCGCGGCGCTTATATAGGTGGTATTGGTGTAGAAAGCCCTGGAACGGTAGAAATATTAAAACTATGGGATACATCTTCTTCTGTTATAACAAAAGGTTCTGACCTAAAGAAAAAAGACAATAAAGGAAAGAATAAAATTAGAAAAGGTGCAATGCTTGTTTCTATGAGTTGTTGGCATCCCGGAATAGAAGAATTTATTACAGCAAAACAAAACCCAGGTAATTTAACAAAATTTAATATGTCTGTCTTAATTACAGATGAATTTATAAATGCTGTTATAAATAATAAACCATGGACATTAATGTTCCCATCTACTTCATTTGAAAAATATAATGATGAATGGGATGGTAATATAAAAAAATGGATAGATAAATCATATCCCGTAACGATATATAAAGAATATAAAAACGCAAATGAATTATGGGATTTGATAATGACATCTACTTATAATAGAAATGAACCTGGTGTTTTGTTTATAGATAGAATAAATAAATTAAATAATTTATATTATTGTGAATATTTATCTGCAGCCAATCCATGTGCTGAAGAACCTTTGCCTATTGATGGTTCATGTTGTTTAGGTTCAATTAATTTAACTCAATATGTTAATAATAATTCTTTTGATTTTAATCAATTGTTAAAAGATATTCCACATATAGTAAGATTTCAAGATGCTATAATTGATTTAACTAATTATCCATTACCCGCTCAAAAAGAAAAAGCACTTAAAACAAGAAGAGTTGGTATAGGATATATGGGTTATGCTTCTATGCTTTATATGTTAAAGATGGCATATGGTTCAAAGGAAGCTTTAGATTTTACAGATATGTTATGTAGTACAGTAACAAATGCTTTATATGAAGCTTCGGCAAATTTAGCAAAAGAAAAAGGCAGTTTTAAGGATTATAATGAAGAGTTATATTTGAATTCTTTATTTATAAAAACTGCACTAAATAAAAAAACAATAGACCTAATTAAAAAAAACGGAATAAGAAATTCACATTTAACAACAATAGCACCAACAGGCAACAGTAGTATTTTTGCTAATTGTGTTTCTGGTGGATTAGAACCAATATTTCATTCTTCATATATAAGAACAATTATAGAGTCAAACATACCAGAAGGTTTAATATTACCAACAAATATATCTTGGGATAATCAAAAATATGATTGTAATCATGATAAATGGAAATGGGTTATGGAAGGTGATGAATGGATTTTAAGAAAAGAATTTAATAATACAATTTACAAAATAGACCGCAATAGAGGCTTGACAAAAGAAGAATTAATATTTGATTATTCATTAATTAATAATGATACCGAAAATGTTAATGTTGAAGTATTTACAAAAACAGCACAAGATTTAAGTATTGATGAACATATAGATACTATGGCAATATTTGCTAAATATATTGATGCAAGTATAAGTAAAACAATTAATTGTGTTTATAATATATCTTTTGAAGATTTTAAGGAGATATATTTGAAAGCTTATAATACTAAATATATTAAAGGTTTTACAACATATCGAGCTGGAACTATGACATCTGTTTTATCTGTTGCTCCATTAAATGGTAATGGGCATATTATAGAACGTAATGCACCAAAGAGGCCTAAATCTATTCCATGTCATGTGCATAGAATTACAGTTAAGGGTGATAAATGGATTGTATTTGTTGGATTATATAAAGGACATCCATATGAAGTTTTTGCTGGTAAAGTTGTATTAGTTGATATTCCATCTAAAATAGATACAGGAACTTTAACAAAACAAACTAAGGGAATATATTCATTTGAATATGAAGGAGAAACCATTATAAAAGATGTAACAAAGATATTTGAAAATGAAAATCATGAAGCATTAACCCGATTGATTTCTACAAGTTTAAGGCATGGAGTTCCTATGGAATTTTTAGCACAACAATTAAGTAAATCTAAAGGAACCATAGTTGATTTTTCAAAATCTATTTTACGTTCTATTAAAAAATATATTCCTGATGACGCTGTTGTTAAAGAAAAATGTTCTTCTTGTGGCGGTGAATTAAGATTTAATGAAGGTTGTTTTGTTTGTATGTCTTGTGGTATGAGTAAATGTGGTTAAAAAAAATAATAATAGGAGATTGATTAAAATGTTTAATATAATTGCGTACTTAGGAATGGTTTTTTTGTTTTTTATTTATTCTATGATAAGATGGTGATGGTAATGATATGATTGTATATTTAATAATTAGTTTTTTGTTTTTTGTTTATTCTTTGGTAAAAACTCCATATTTAACTATAAAGGAGTTTTTATTATTGCTTTTAATTAATTTATTTTGGGCCCCAATATTTATTATGGTAGTTTTGGCGCTTGTATTTACTGATGTAGAAACAATGTTAAATTCGTAATGCATTTATATTTAATTAAAGAGCCTAACCGTTTTAAGGTTGGATATACTTCTAATTATAAAAAAAGATTTAGTTCTTATAAAACACATAATTTAACCGCAAAAGTTTCTGGTATATTTAAGATAGTTGATAAAAAATGTGAAAAAGCAGTTCATTATGAATTGTTAAAATATAATTATAAAAAATGCTTAAACTCTAAAGAATGGTTTGAAGGAGATATAACTAATAATGAAGTTCAAGAAATGGTTAATAAAATAAATGAATATTTCAAAACCAAAAATAATTTATAAAGATAGTAATTTTATTCTATTTAGATATGGTGCTGTTGGAGTAACTATATTGAATAAGATATATATTAATAAGAATATATATAAATCATATGGGTCTGATCAACAACAGGCATTTATAGTACATGAGAATGTTCATGTGAAACAACAAACAAAAAGATTTTATTCTCCATTGGTGTTTTTTCTTTTATATTTTTTCTCAAAAAAATACAGATTAAAAGTAGAATTAGAAGCCTCAATAGAAGAGATAAGATGTTTATATAACTATGGATATAGTTTAAAAAAATTAATACATAATAAGGCAAAATCATTATCAGGAAAAACATATTTTTATATGGCATCATATGAAAGTATTTACAAAAAATTAGCAAAGTTTTTTAATATATTATAAATATATACTTATAAAAGAATATTGATAGGGCGGTAATATGGAATGAATAATTTTGGAGCCGGATTTCAAATTACGTTAGATTTATATGATTGTGAATGTGATATATCTTTATTAAAAGATTATAATTTAATAAAAGAAAAATTATTTTCTATTATTAAAGCATCATCATTAACACCGGTTGCAGATACCTTTTATTCATTTAATATAGATAAAGAAAATCAATGTGGTTATAGCGGCGCAATAATATTACAAGAAAGCCATGTAACAATTCATACCTGGCCGGAAGAAAAAATAGTTAATACTGATATATATGTATGTAACTATTTGACAGATAATAGAAATAAAGTATATTATATAGTTGAAGAATTAAAAAAAATATTTAATGCTAAAAAAATAAATACAAACGAAATAAATCGATACTATGATGAATATGATGAATTGGAGGATAAATAAGTGGAAAAAAAAGAATATTGGGGCTATCATTTAATTATTAATCTTGGCCAATGTAATCCTAATACAATTAGAAATAAACAAAAAATTGAAGAGTTCGTAATTGAATTATGTGATTTAATTCAAATGAAACGCTTTGGTGAATGTGTTATTGTTAATTTTGGGGAAGATGAAAGGGTTGCTGGATATTCTATGTTCCAACTTATAGAAACTTCAAATCTTTCTGGTCATTTTGTAAATATATCAAATGATGTTTATTTAGATATTTTTAGTTGCAAAGAGTACGATATTTCAGATGCATTAATATTTTCAATAGATTTCTTTGATGCAAAAACCGTAAACCACGAATTTCTAAAACGCCAGGCATAATGTTCAAAAATTATCTAGAAGATATAACTTCATTTGCAGAATGGAATACATATGTTAATCGTATTCCTATGCTAAAAATAGGCGTTGAAATACTAAAAAAATTAGAAAAATATGGAGACGCTTATATTGTCGGTGGTGCTGTTAGGGATATAGTTATTGGTAATAAAGAACCAGATGACATTGATATAGCAACTAATGTTCCTATCAAAAAAATAGAAGAATTATTTGAAAGTCATGACATTGGCAAAAATAAAGATTTTGGTATAGTTGTAATAACTTATAAAGGGTTTACTTATGAAATTGCCAATTTTAGACGAGATGGAACATATTCCGATGGTAGACATCCAGAAAGTGTAGAAATTGTTATGTCATTTGAAGATGATGCTGCTCGTCGTGATTTTACAATTAATGCTATGGCTATAGATAGTAATGGTAATGTTATAGATTATTTTGATGGTATGAATGCAATTCAAAATAAAGTATTAAAAACAGTAGGTGACCCAGAACAAAGATTCAAAGAAGATTATTTACGTATGATGAGAATGGCACGTTTTGCATCAAGATTAAATTATACCATAGATAAAGACTCAATAGAAGCCGTAAAAAAATTAGCAAACAATATTACTAATGTATCTTCAGAAAGAATTTTACAAGAAATATTAAAAGCAGCAGAACAATCTGGAGATAAGTTCGCGCAATATATTGAAATACTCTATGAAGCTAATTTATTAAAATATATATTACCTGAAATTGTAAATCTTAAAGATATGGAACATTCTTTAGACGTTCATCCTGAAGGTCCTAATGTATATGACCATGTTATCTCAGCAATACGAGCAAATGATATAGCTACCCCAATTGTTAATTTGGCAATATTATTACATGATATTGGTAAGTTAACAACTAAAACTTATGTTGATGGAAGAGCTAAATATCTTGGTCATGCTCAAGCCGGTATATCTTTAATTGAAGAAATCGCTTCAAGATTAAAAATGGATAACGAAACAAAAGATGCTTTAATTTTTGCTTGTGAAAACCATATGAAGCTTCATGATTTTTTGAATATGAGTAATGCTAAAATATTTAGTTTAATTAAAAATAAACATTGGAATGTATTATATAATGTTGCATTGGCTGACCAAAAAGCCCGAGGCGATTTATTTTCAAAACAAGAATGGGATAAAATAACTAAAAAAATCGAAGAAGTAACATTAAAATATGCTAATACCGATTTTTCAAACAACCTTAAAAAGATTGTAAATGGAGAATTGGTAATGAAATTAAAGAATTTAAAACCTGGGCCAGAAGTTGGAAAAACCATTAATAAAACTATTGATTGGATATTAAATAATAATATAGATATTAATGATATAAATAAAATTAATGATTATATTAAAAAGGTATAATATGAAACATTTTAAAGAATACTTAAATAATATTTATACTGAAAACTCAGTAAAAGAATTAACCAACACTGCTATTCCAGAAAAAATAGTTGAATTTATAAAAAAACATCCATTTCCATTGGACCACGCTGAATGGCATAAATTTGCCGAATCAATTAATATAGAATCCGAAGCTCTTGAAGAATATGCTTATGCCTTTCTTACTTTATTATTTTGTGGCGGGGCATCAAAGGGAAAAGATATTGAAGTATCTAAAGAAAATTTAAAAATTGGAATGGAAATAGAAGCAGAACATTGTTTTTATGAAACCGATAACAAAGTTCTTAATAAAATGCAAGACATAATTAAACGTAAAATTGTTAATGACCATATAGCAGAAAAAGGTAATGAAAATTATTATGTTTATGGTATAAATTTTATAGAACAATTAGCTAATGAAAAACAAAAAGAAAAGAAATGAAAAAATTTAAAGAATATTTAGAAAATATAATTTCAAAAGATAACCAGGTGGTTTTTGATTATTCAACAACTAATGGAATTAATACAGCATTACGTAATAAACCTTATAGTTCAAAATCTTCTAGACTTTTTGGTCATACTGTTTTGTCTTTATATTTATTAACTGCTAATGAAACGCCATTGCTTCGAGCACTTAAAAGAGAAGATAATAAAGAAATTAATAATGAAGATATGGAATATTTTATAAAAAGAAGTGTATCTTATGCTTATAGATATTTACCAAAAGATTTAGATTATATTATTTATAATAAAAACTCTTTCCCGGTTTTAGATAAATTTATTGAACAATTAGCATTAAAGTTTCAATCAAAGACTTTAAACGTTTCACAGTCAATTTATAAAACTTCAACAAATAAATTATATTTAAAGGATAATATTCCAAAAAAATATAAGGCTGCAGCAGAAAATCTTTTAATTAAATTAAAACAAAAAGACACTATAAAACTTAGAGATGAAATTCCATTACGATTACGAATGTTTTTTGGAGGATTTATTTCAATAGAAGATAATGTTTTAAATAAGTTAAAAAATAAAAATATTTTAATTGTAGATGATGTGTTTACTGTTGGTACAACATTTTCCCAATTATTTCAATTGATTAAACAATATAATCCAAATCAACTTATGGGTTTGACATTATTTAAATATTAACAGAGGGTATAATATGAAAAAATTTAAAAATTACTTAGAAGATATTTTTAATAATGAAGACCAAGAAAAATTTTATGATATGTTCTTTGAGTATGTTGGTGCCAATGAATATTTAGATATAAATAAATATCAAAGATTTTTAGAACCTTTTATTAGCTCTTCTGAGTGTTATAGAGTTTGGCCCGAAATTACAAATGCAAAAGATTTTATAGAAGGAAAAATAGATACATTTCAAATAAAGCAAAAAGATTATTATGCTTGCACAAAAACAATGAACGATATTAAAACTATAATAAATGAAAATGATATAAAATTTCCAGTGCTTATAAGTAAACACAAAGGTAGAGTTATTGATATAGTAAGAACTATGGAAGATATTATTAAAATAAAGCCAGATCCATTTTATAAAGATGTATATATTAATAATAAATATCAAAATGAAATGTTATTTTTAGACCCTATAATAAAATTATCAAAAGATAATGTTGTAGCTTATTATAATAATGAAAATAATATAATAAAATCTATATAAAACAATACAATTATAATATAGTAAATAATGTTTCCGAACGTTATTAAATAAACAATAAATAAGGAGGCAGAATAATATGCATTTAAATTATTTTTCTGTACGTATACCCCAAGGGTATGAAGACGAACGTGGCTATGTCCATATGAAACACAATCAAATCTATCACATCTTATTAAGAAACAATCGAAACTTACATGCGGTTGCAAAAGTATTTATTGATGGTAAAGAGATTGGAACACATTTTATGCCTAAAAAAACAGGAATAACATTAGAAAGACCAATGGGTGATAATGGTAAATTTACATTTTATCGATTAGACTCATCTGAAGGAAAAGAAGCTGAGCTTGAAAAGAATAGTTCTTTAGGCTTAATATCAGTTGTATTCACTCCAATACAAGAACAAATAAAATATCAAGATATTACCAGAATTATTTATGAATATCCAGTGTATATTTATAAACCAGTGTGGTTAAAAAGAATATGGCAATGGGATGATCCAATACCAAATACTTTACCAATATGGTATTATGAAAATACTATAAATACAGCTTCAGCTTCAAATTATAATGCAAGCTGTTGTAGTTATGTTAAACAAAACTGTTGTAACAGCGAAAGTTCATGTACTTATAAAGCTGGAGGAACAGGTCTCAGCGGTAATAGTAATCAAGAATTTTATGAAAATGATTTAGAAAACAAAGACCAAGTATATTTATATGAAGAACAAACAACAATTCATTTAAGATTAATAAATTCAGAACAAAGCGGAAAAAAGATACGAAAACTAAGAGGTATATCAACATGTATACCTGAGCCAATACTATAAAAGCAGGATGGGGGTATTTATGCCCCCATTTTAATAATAAAAACCCCTAAGGAGAATAAAATGTTTGAAAAAATAAAAAGAATATTCTTTCAAGAAAAAAAAGAAGCTGTTCAAATGACAAAAGAGCTGAAAGAATATTTAGCGAATATAATAATAAAAGCTCGTGAAGAAGAACGACAACAGACGATAGAAGAGTTGCATGAAGAAATGGAAAAAACAAAAAATGATATGCGCGATAACTTTGAATGTGAATTAGCAGAAAGAGAAGCTAAAATTCATGGTATGACTTTACGTATTAAGGAATTAGAATTGCAAGTAAAAAACAGTCAAAAAGCATATAAAACATTTTATAAAGATATGATGGCAACAAGACGAGTGGCTACAGAAATTGTCCATCAAGTAAAAAGATTATTTGGTTATACTGGTGAAATTTATCAATCTTTTATTGGTATTAAAGATACTGCCGACCTTCACTTCCAAAATATGGTTAAAGATGACGAAGAAAGAAGAATGTTATTAAGCTTAGAACCGTTAAGAACACTTAACGGCGGTTTTGTTGTAGAACAGGATGATGATAAAATAATGAAAAATCTTAAAGATGAAATTAAAATAGTTGCCGAAATTGTTAGTATGGATGAACATAAATTTAAGAAAGAAGTTAAGTTTAACGATAATATATCTGTAGGTACTACTGACGAAAATAAAAAAAGTTTATCTAATAATAATGAGTCTTATAAAAAAGATAAAGGTAAAAAATAATGGCGTATATTTCTGGTACAGTTCATAAGTTTAATATAGCATTTCAATTACAAAACATAAAAAATGAAATTATATCTATTCCGTTTGATATTGTATTTAGAACAAACACCAAAGAGATAGAACTATATTGTGTCAAAAATTTCAAAGAAGTATTAACTTATTATATATATTCTATAGAACAAAATAAAAAGTTATTAGAAATGAGGCGGTATATAAAGAAAACAATATCTAACTCAGATATTGAAAGTATACATAGATATTTTTATGATAAAAAATGGATGGAGCCTATAGAGTTTTTTTCAAAAGTTACAGATATAACTTTAACTGATTATGATTGTAAATTCTGGACAGACCCTAAAATTCCTTTTCTTCAAATTAAAGGGATTATAACTTTTGATTTATCTAAAATGTTAGAGTTATATTATAATAAAAAATTTATAAAGATAAACAAACAAAACCGAATTATAAAAGAAGAATTGGAATTTGTTTTTATGAAAAGTCTGCCATTGTTTTTAACATATTCACAAACAACAACTATGAGAGCAACGTTATTAGATATATTTATAAAACTAACTAATAAATCCGGCTCATATATAAATAAAGAAATAGAAAAACTATTGAATATACAAAACATAGACAGATACAAAAAAGAAATATCATGGAAAGATAATAAAACAATTAGAGTCTATATCAATGATATAATTCAATTATTATCATTACGAGCATCACAAAATATAATTCCATTGACTGTAGCAGGATATATATCTTACCGTTTTATAAAAAAATATAAACAAAAGTTAGCAAAATAAAACAATATATAATATTAAAGAATATTTAAAGGTAAATGAAATGCCAAAATTACATGAATACTTAAAAATGCGTTATGATGAAAAGATGGTTGATTTAGAAGCCGAAACACAAAACAAAAAAATAGTTGTTGGTGTATATAGTAATAAAAAAGAGTCGCATAGTACACCTTTAATAACTTTTGATTGTACAGCTTGGGTTGAAAAAACAACAAGGCCAAACGTATTTAAGGTTACAGACGAAAAAAGTTTTATAGATAAATTAATGGTTCAAGGCGGTCCATTTGTTGCAGCAAAAGAAGTAGTTAAAAAAGATTCAAACAAACCAATACTAATAATTAATGGTATTGTTGAAATAGATTATACTGATGGTGTAATAACAATTCTTTAATAACTAGGATGATATTATGAAAAAAAACCTATTTAATAATTATTTGAAAAAACAAGTATTTGAAGAAGAAGAAAAGTATATTGACTTATTAAATGATGCCACAAAAATCCTAAATGAAGAAAAGATTAAATTTAACATAAAAGATTTAGAGCAAACATTAGAAAGAATTGCAGAAGAAAAGAAACAGGATTTGTTATTGTCATTAAATAATATAAATATATCAGACTATAAAAACATAACGGAAGATAATAAAATGCTTTTTGATGGTGTTATATCTGAAATATTATTATTAAAACTTAAAGAAAAAATATGAAACAATATTTAGAGGCATTAGCTAATCCAAATTATATAGTTGTTTTTCCAGGAAGATTTAATCCATTTCATAATGGGCATCTTTCTGTTTATCAAGAACTTATTAAAAAATTTGGAACTAATAATACATATATTTATACATCCGATAAAGTGGTAAAACCGAAATCTCCATTAAATTTTCAACAAAAAAAAACGCTGATTTCAAAAGTTATAGCATCGGATAAAATAAAAGAAATGACTAAATCTGCATATAATATTGAAGATGTAGCTAATGACTTTGGTATTGATATAAATAATACAAAAATAATAATAGCGTTGTCTGAAAAAGACGCAGATAGATTAATACACAGTGATAAGTTTAAAGATGCAAATATTTCCGTTCAACAGATGAAGCCGGCCATAGAGTATGCTTATATATTTAAAATTAAATCGTTTATGTTTAATAAGATACCATTATCCGCATCACAAATAAGAGATAAAATAAAAAATAAAGAATGGGATAAAATAAAAGATATAGTCCCATATGATATAACAGAGTTGCAAAAATTTGAAAAAAGTTTTGAATAAGGTATAATAATATGAAAGATTTAAAAGATTATATTGAAATGATAAGAATTAATGCCGACCAAACATCGACCGACGAAGCTAACAAACAACTCTGGTGGAAAAATAATTTCCAAAAACTAATTGATTGGGTTGATAATAATTTTGAAGAAGCGTTAGATATTATTTCTGATGGGGATGAAGAAATATGGAATGCCCAATATACTGCAACAGCAAAAGATAATGCCTTAATGTTATTACATTTATTAAGTTTAAATGATATAGAAGATATGTTACAAACATCCGAGGACATCGAAATTTAATTATGTTAAAAGATTATTTTGTTGCAATTTATGAAAGTAAAATACAAAATGTTCATCAAGAACATATTGCCGATGAAATTATAAATATAGGTAAAGCCGGAATAGAAAAAGCAATATCAATATTTAAAAATTATATTAGTAACAAAGCTAATATAACTCAAAAATGGGATGGAAGCCCGGCAATTGTGTTTGGTATATTGCCACAATTAATCAATAACATTCCAGCGGGAACTTTTTTTATATCTACTAAATCTTTTTTTAATTCAACTCCAAAGTTTATAACCAAAGAAGAAGATTTAAGTTTATTTAACGAAGGTCCACGTCCAGCATTAAAAGAAGCTTTTTTATATTTAAGACAATTAAATCCAAAAAGCATTTATCAATGTGATTTTTTATTTGGCGCAGATAAACCTATAGAAGAAAAAAATATAAATAATCAAGAATATATTACATTTACACCAAACACAATTACATATGCAATAGATAAAAATTCATCATTAGCAAATGAAATAACATCAAAAAAAATTGGTATAATAATACATACAAAATATATAGGCAAAGAAATAAATAAATTGGTACCATATTTTAATATATCTTTACAAAGCGAAGGTTTTGCTAGTACATCAGATATTTGGGTAATTGATGCAAAAACAAAATACAGTTCTGTGGTATTAAATGAACAACAAAAAAGAAAATTAAATGAAGCGATAAGTCGATTAGAAAATATGAGTGGTAAAATAGATGAAGCTTTTTTAAATGATTTATCTTTATTAAAACCAGAATATTTAATTAAAACATTTATTAATTCTCAAATAAGAAGATCTGGTATAGTAATTGGGGTTGTAGATAATTTTTTGGATAATTTTAAAAAATGGATATTTGAAAATCCAAGATTATCTGATAATGATAAACGTAATAATATGAATATTATTACTAAAGAAAATTTTGAAAATAATTTTAAAAAATTATTAGGTGCATATAAATCAATAGAAGCGGGAAAAGACATAATTATAGAAGCCTTAAATGAAGATAATAAAAATGCAGAAATAAAAGCTTTTATTAAACAAAATAATGAATATAAATTATGTGGCAGCGAAGGATATTGTTCTATCGATGATACAGGCAATATAACAAAACTAATCGATAGACTTACTTTTAGCGCTGCTAATTTTGCAAAACAAGGATAACATTTATGAATAAATTCAATGAAAAATTAAACGATATTATGAAATCAAAAACATATTTAGAGCAAGATGCTCCTGAAGCGGCCCCAGCACAGCCTGAAACTACCCCGGCACAACCTATGACACAAGGTGACCAATCTCCTGCCACTGCCACAAAAACAGCAGATGAGGAGCCTTGGGAGTGGAATGTTAAACAACTAGTCGGTATATTAAGATATGCTGGAGCAATGGCTTCTGGTCTAAGAGGCGGAACACCAGAAGAAGGAATGGAAGTTATTAAAAAAGTTATGAAAGACTTGTTAGATATTGGTGATGAACTTAAACAATATATTACTGAAGAGCCCGAAGAAGAGGGTGAAGAAGAGATGCCAGAAGAAGAAGAAGGAACGATCGAAGAACCCGAAGAAGAAACTATTGAAGAACCAGCTGTAAATAAAACATTTAAGAGAGAATAATATGAAAAGTTTTAATTATTATTTAGAAGCTGCACCTGTTAAAAATGAAACTTTTACAGTTAAAGATTTAATAGCATTATTAAATACTATGGATAAAAATTTGGTTGTTGGAACTAAAGGTCATTTTGGAGAATTTCATCCAATGAATAAATATAACTTTTCTGTTTCTAGTGCCTTTGAAGAATTATCTTGGGAACAAAGACGAAATAACACACAAGCAAAAGAATTTGAAATTTTAAATATTAATACACCAGATATAGGGGAAGAACCAGATTGATATGAAAACATTTAATTATTATTTAGAAACTATCAAAGATGATTATAAAGTTGGCGATAAGGTAATTTATAAAAACGATGAAACTGTTACAATAGTTAAAATTCGTGAAACCGAAACGGACCGTGATTTAAAGGGAAAAAAAATAAAACCCTATAAAAATAAATTATATACGGTTGAATTTTCTGACGGCGAAAAACAAGTAACTGGTTGTGAAGATTTTAAAAAAAAGGTAGATAAATAATGGCTGACTTAAATTATTATTTAGAAGCGACATTATCTGGTGATGCAAATGCAACAACATTTTATCATGAAATTCTTGTTGCCGTTTTTTTAGCCTATCCAGAATTAAAAATAAAAGAAGAAGAAGATAAGTCTATATCATATATAAATAAAAATATAAATGTAGTAAATAATAAAATAACTAAAGCAGAAAAAAGTTTAAATAGTAAGCAACAAAAATTAAGCAAAGAACAATCACTGCCCAAAAATACTATTTCTAAAGCATTTAATAATCAATTACAAAAAGAAATAGATGAGTTAACTTCGGCGTTAGAATTATTAAATAATCAATTAAACGATTTAAATGAACAATTGCAAAGTAAACAAGTTGTTCATAATAGAGCAAAAGATATTATTACAAAGCCATCGGATATAATACAATTTATTTATCCATATCCAAGTGCGAAAGTTAAACCAACAGCAACAGAAGATTTAGCACCAATAGAATTATCAGATGGAAAAATGGCATTTATAGATCCAAAGAATGATAAAGAAAATTATAAAAAGTTTTTTTATGTTGCATATGATGCATTACATACCGCAGAATCTATTAGAAGATTTGCTAATATAAAAGCACCTAAAGTTGTATATTGGACTGGGCCGAGTAATGATAGTACTAAATTTGGCGCTTCAGATATTGTAATACCTATTGATGGTATATTTCAAGGTATTTCTTTAAAGTTTGAAACAGGACAATTTAAAAATCTTTCAACTGCACAAATTATTAAAACATTAGGATTAGCAGATGAAGAGATGGATGAAAAAAGATTTTCAGTGTTTACATATGAAAAACATGAAAAGTATTGGACAAATATGTTACAAGGGTGGTATGAACAATTAGATAGTTGGACAAAAGGTAAAAATTCTACATATCATGCTCCGGCTTTCCGTGAAATATTAAAAAAAGTAAAACAAACTTGTAAAACATATCCGGATTATCAAAAATATAAAATAAGCGACAAAGAAGCTGAAACTATATTAAAAGAAATATTATTATTTCCAGACGCAAATATAAAACTCGGCATAAAAGACAGGTCTCAAATAAAAGATAAAATAAAAAAATATACATCCTTTAGATATGCAGCAAGAAAAATATATCAATGCTTACCACAAGAGATGACTAAAAAATGGTCTTCATTAGAAGAAGAAGAAGATGATGCAAATGATATAGATTTTTCTAAAAAAGATGAAGGATTAAGAGGCAAATATTTTAAAAAAATTATTGATAGTATGTTTGCCGGTAAAATAACAGAAGATAAGTTAGCCGATTTATTTGTTCGTCAAGTTAGCGCATTAGACTCTATGGACCTTTGGTATTTTGCTGGTGGTGGAAATGAATATACGGTAATCCCATCTAAAAAAACAATTAAAAATTCTATTAAGAAAAACAAAATCAAATTATCATATGACATTTCTAATAGCGGTTCTGGTGTTATATTTCCAATTATTGTTTCAATAGGAAAAACTTCTGTATTAGAAATAGTAATAATTTTCCGTTTTAAACAAGGACAAATGGATGGAATGTTTGAAACTGCATCTATTAAAAAAACCGAATATAAAGATTGGGGAAAGTTATTAAAAGGACAAATAAGCGAGTCAAACGATATTAAACAAGATATTTTACAAAAAGTATATTTAGAAAATCCATTATTATCAAAAATGGTAAATAGAGCTAAGGAAGTTTCTATAGAACAACACAAAGAGCAGAAAAGAAAATTTAATAATGCTCCATACTTTAATCACCCTAAAAAGGTAGCAGAAATAATTGCCAAAAATAAAAAATCAAAATTTTTACCGCATTTAATATCAGCAGCATATTTACATGATACAATTGAAGACACTAATCTATCATTAAAAGATATTAAAAGTTCATTTGGTGAATTAGTTGCGTCATTAGTAAAAGAATTAACTAATGATAATAAAGCAATTAAAACGATTGGTAAAAAAAGATATTTGGCAGATAAAATGTCTAATATGAGCTCATGGGCATTAGTTATAAAACTAGCAGATAGATTAGATAATGTTTCTGATTTAGAACATGTATCATATGAATTTAGAAAAAAATATATTAATGAAACGGTTTTTATTTTAAAACAAATACAAGAAGACCGAAAGCTCACGAATACACAAAAAAAATTAGTAGATGATATTTATAAGAACTTATATAAGTTTTTAAAACCATTATAGGATAAAATAATATGAATAAATTTAATAAATATTTAGAAATGGCAACAAGCAATAAAAAAGAAACAAGCTCAAATTTAGATGAAATGTTAACAGAACAATTACATAATTTAAGCAAAGAAGAATTAATTGATATGATTTTTAATTATGGTTTCGATAAAGGGTTTGATGAAGATACATTGGATAATATTGATGATATTGATTCTGATGAATTGATTGATATTATTATTTCAGATCTTAAAACTAAAGGTAAAGAAAAACTTTATAGAGAGGCCATTAAAAGTCAAGCCGATGAAATTAGAAATGTAAAAGATTTAAAGAATATGGCAAAGGTACTTGCACAAAAACACATTGCAATACATGGATATTATACTTTTACTGAAAAAGGTAAAGATGGAAAAAATAAAAAGATATTTGTAGAAAAATAACTATTATATAATATAATGAAGGGTAATATGAATAAATTTAATAAATATTTAGAACAATTAGAGGGTCAACTTGATGACCCGCGCTTTATGGGGCCTACAAAAAGAAAATTAGACCTTTCATCTAAATATGAAAAAGTTGATAGAGAATCTGAACTAAGAAACAGTTATTATAGTTCTGATAGCAGAGTTAAAAGAAGATGGATGGAAATAGACCAAGACGTCAAAAAGAAAGTTACAGAAGAGACTTTATTTGATGCAGCCAAAAGCACTAATAAAATAACTTCATTAGCAAAAGAATGTATATGGGATATTGGTAAAATGATTTTTGATGTCAATAACTTTCAAAAAGATTTAGAATTTGGAAAAATAAACACTAAAGATGTAAACATGTTTATTAATCAATTACAAAGATATTCTATAATGTAAAGCCATGAAAGATTATTTGAATCACATATATAATGAAATAATATCTCAAAAATCTTGGGAAAAGAAATATAAAACAACAATCAATAGAACATTTGACAAAGACACATATGAACAAGTATTACCAAAACTTAAAAATTTTTTTACAAAATTAAACGGTGGCACATTTGCTGAAACTGTTATAGTAGATTATCAAACAAAAGCTATTTCTAAACTAAATGCATTTGATACAAAACTAATACCAATATTATCAGATTTAGGATATACAGTTTCTAAAGAAAGTTATTTAACTGGAAAAGTTACAAAAGACAATAAAGAAATAAATGTTATTGACATTTTAAGTTCATTTAATTCTAAAATTAAAACATATGACCAATTACAAAAAGCAGCAGAACAAAACCCAGGTGCTAAAAAACAATTAGACGCAATAGATAAATTAAAAATTAATAACTTAATAAATAATGATAAAATAAACATTTCAAGATTAAGTATTTATAATAATAATAAAGATAAAGAATATAAAATAGTATTTACTATGGACCAAAGAGCAATAGCATCTCAATCAACTAGTGTTGGTTGGAGGTCTTGTATGAATTTAAACAGTGGCATGTATAGAGATATGGTGGGGTCTGGTATATCTGCTGGTGTATTTATTGCATATTTAGTTCAAGCCGGAGATGAATTTGAATTAAATGATCCAAAGGCAAGAGTATTAATAAAGCCAAGAACCTATACAACAATGAAACAATTTGGTTTTCGTCGTCGTAATAAAGATAGAGATGAAACTGAATTTTCACAAGAAATGGTTTGGGATGTTGAAGAAAAAGCATACCCAGAAGAAGCTCCAGAAGCATTCAAACAACAAGTACAGAATATAATTAAAAATGTTACAGGAAAACCCAAAGAAGGTTTATATAGTTTATCAACAGATATTTACGATGACACTATGGGTACATATAAATATTATGGTAAAAAAAATCTGGATAAATTATCAGATGGTCATTTAGAAGCACTTTTAAAAAACAAAGCAATTAGTTTTAAAGACATAAAAAACCCAAGTAATAAAATAATAAAAATAGCAATAAAACAAGATAGGAAAAATTTTAAATATATTAAAGTACAAACCCCATCTATTATGCGAGATGCAATAGAGCACGCATATGAAAATGAAATACCTGATTTATATAAAATGTTTATTGACCCACCAGAAAGTATTACATTAGATGCACTTGGCAGAAACGGTGAAATAATAAAATATATTGAAAATCCTTCTCAACGTATGATAAATAAAGCAATACAAGAAACACCGCAAGCAATACGTTATATTAAAAATCCATCAGAAAAATTACAGATATTAGCAATAGAACAAGATGCTTATGCCCTTACATATATTAAAAATCCATCTGAAAAAGTGCAATTGTTGGCAATGCAAAATGATCCAAATGTTATCGAGGTTATTGATAACCCATCAGAAGAAGTACAAGAAATGGCAATAGATTTTAGCGCTTATTTAATTAAATATATTAAAAATCCATCAGAAAAAATAAAACAAATGGCAGTTCAAAGTCGTGGTAATACAATTCAATTTATTAAAAATCCATCAGAAGAAGTACAACAAATAGCGGTATCACAAGATGGTACTGTTATTCAATTAATTAAAAATCCATCTGATAAGGTGCAATGGTATGCGGTAAAAGATTCTCCATTTGTTATTAAATATATTAAAAATCCATCCGAAAAAATACAAAAACTTGCAGTAGAAACAGATGGAAATGCTATTAAACATATTCAAAATGCATCAGAAGAAATAAAAATATTAGCAGTAAAACAGAATGGTAATGCTATTCAATTTATTAAAAACCCATCAGAAGAAATAAAGAAAGTATCATCAGAGTCACATAAGGCTTTAATAAAAAGGTCGTGGCGTCATATTAAATATATTACAGACCCATCCGAAGAAATACAAATGTTAGCGGTACGAAAAAATAAATCAGCTATTGACTATATTGATAATCCCACAGCAAAAGTAAAACGATTAGCTAAAGAAAAAGCCCGAAAATAATCCGGGCTTTTTTAATTTACTTAATACTTAGTTTTTTTGGTTTAGAACCTTCTTTAATTGGAATAACTATTGTTAGTATTCCATTTTCCATCGTTACTTTAGCTTTTTCTATGTCCATACGATTTGATAATCTATAGCGTTTATCAAAAGCTGAAGTTTTTAGATTGCGATAAACATTTTGCCATTTTTCTTCATTTTCTTCATTATTTCTTTCAGCAGAAACAATTAGGCAATTATCTTCAATGTTTATATTGATTTCTTCTTTTTGAAATCCTGTTACAGCAATTTCAATTTTTACTTCGCCTTCAGTATTTACATAAACATTACTAACCGGATACCCTTTGAATATTTCTGGAACTTCATTCTCTACAAAGTCTGGAAATAATAAATAAAATATTTTATCCATATCTTTGAATAGATCTGAATGAGTCTTAAATAAATCAGAAGGGGAAATTGATGGAAAACGATTTGAAAATGTGCGTGGAACTAGTGTGCCTGAATTAAACATACTGTCACCTCTTATTTTAATAAAGTGTCTTTGCCCATAAGGTGCAAAGTTAGAATATACTTATTGTTATATTCTGTATAATTATATTATTTATTTTTCAAAAATTTCTACATTTTTTTTAATTGAAAATAAGATTTTTTTATTATTTTTTATAAATGGCTCAAATTCTACCATCATAAATAAGTTATTCCATCCGTCAAATTTTGTTAAATATTCAAATGTTAATATTGGTAAACTTAAAGTGAGTTGGTCATAAATAGAATTTACAATTATCCAATTACCTTTGTTTGTTATTTTAACACATAAAAACCCTAAAATATTATTTAGATTCATATACATTTTTGCACTTTCACAATCATATGCTAATTCGTTTAACCATTCATGAATTTTAATACATCCACCTGATTTTAATAAAGTTGAAAAGTTTAAATCTTTATAATTTTTACATTCAAATATAAAATGATTATTTAAGTCGTCTGGTGGAATTATATCTCCGAGTTGTATAAACCCTTGTGTTTTTGTTAAAACTTTTAATCGTTCTCTGTTCTGACTTCCAACCCCTGCACCAGAATTGGGGACTCGTATAAAAGACATACCAGATACTTCGCTTAATTTATCTGCAAAATATCTTTCTCCGGATTTTCCTTTTTGTTTACTTGATTTACCGATTTGACTTCTTGTTTTTCCGGACTTAGTAAGCTTTGGTTGTAATTTATCAAAATCTTCTATTCTAGTTTCCATATAATATCCTTTTATTTTATATAATATGATCAATTCTTCTTAATATATTATATCCTATTCAATCGGAGAATATCTATGAAAAGAATAAAATTGTCTAAATATATTGAAGATTTAATTGCCACAACAGCTATGACAATCGATGGTAATAGTATTGGAACAAATCAAAAACTTAATCCTAAAAAATATTTAAGCAAAAATACTAAAAAATATAAAAGACTGCCAATAATACGTAGGCCACAACCGGAGCTATTAAGCAATAATGAGTAGTGTTATGGAAACAAACTTAGAACAATTAAAAATTTTAACTCAAGAGCTTATTGAAAAAGATGATGCATTAAAAAGAAGCGAAGAACAGTTCAAAGCTTTGGTAGATAGTATTCCAGATCTTGTATATAAAATTGATAAAGATGGTGTAATTGTTTATATCGGCGGCAATATTGAATTGTTTGGTTATACTCAAGAAGATGCTGAAAACGCAATAGGTAAAATGTTTATAGAGTTTGTTTATGAACAAGATAGAGAAATGGTTCTTGAAAGTTTTAGAGTTCAAAGAGAAAAAAACAACACACAATATGGCAATAAAGAGTTTAGATTAAAAGTAAAAAACCGTGGACATAAATGGGTTAATGTTAGAGCTAATAGTCAAATTGATAATGACAATAACGTTCTTTATGAAATAGGAGTATGTAGAGATATTACTGAATGGAAAACTATAGAACAAAAATTAAAGAGAAGTGAAGAACGATATAGAAATATAGTAGAAGACCAAACAGAATTTATAAGAAGAGTATTACCAGATGGAACATTAACATTTATAAATACTGCTTATGCAAGATTTTTTGAAAAAGAAAAAGAAAATCTTATAGGCGAAAACTTTTTTAATTTTATTCCAGAGCAAGAGCAAGAGTATATTAAGGAACATTTTAATTTATTGACACCAGACAATCCATCACGAGAAATAACACATAAGGTAATAATTAATAACAAAACTAAATATCAACGTTGGACAGATAGAATGATATTTGATGAAAAAAACATGCCACTTGTTATTCAATCTGTTGGTAAAGATGTTACAGATCAATTAAGATTTGAAGAACTAATATATAGAAGATGCAATATGTTACAAACAATGTCAGATAATATGGAAGCATTAGTGTGGGTTAAAGATGCTAATAATAAATATATGTTTGCAAGTAAATTATTATGTGAAAAAATATTAGGATGTGATCCAGATCAAGCTATAGGTTATGATGATAAAGAAATTTCAGATATTTATAAAATAGCACAAAAATATATTCAGGGTGATATTAATGGTATCACAGATAATATTACAAAAGATTCAAAAACTTCATGTAGATTTTATGAAATATTTATTACAAATGATAATGGAGAATATTGGCTTGATGTTAAAAAATCTCCATTATTTGATATTGGCGGTATAATAATAGGCACTGTTGGTGTAGCATTTGATATTACAAAAGATAAAGAGGATATTCGCAAAGGAATAAAAAACAGAATAACTAAAGGATTAGTAAAAGAAGTTATTCCTTCGTATGTATATCAATTAACAAGAGTGTAATTAAATGAACGATTTTAATAATGATACAACACCCAAAAATACAGGATGGCATGAATGGGCACAAACAATATTATTTAATGTTAATCGATTAGACTCAGAAGTTAAAACATTAGATAAAGAATTAAAAAAATCAATAGAGGCATTGGAAAAAGAATTAAAAACCCAAGACAATAAAATAGATGATATTAAAATAATATTAGAAGAAATAAAAAGAATTACAGATAAAATAGATAATTTGAAAGAAAAAATTAAAGATTTAGAAAGGTCTTTAAGTGATTGGATTAAAATTATATCTCTTGTAAAAGAAGACATCGCTGGGTTAAAAGTTAAAGCAGGTATTTGGGGTGGATTATCTGGTTTATTAAGTGCGTTAGGCGCAGCAATAATATATGCGCTAACAAGATAAAAGGAGAAATAATGATTAATATAAATATTAAAGAAAATGATTCAAATTTCTTTGTAACAGTAAACGGAGAAATAGAAATGTTATATATAAAAGATATTAAACAACAATTAATGGTATTAGCAGAAAACAATAATAAAGATATAGAATTAGATTTATCTGATGTAGAATATATTGATTCTTCTGGTATTGGATTGTTATTAAGTTTATTAAAGATATTAAGAAAAAAGAACAAAAAACTTTATATATCAAAAGTAAGTGATAAAGTTTTAAGTATATTAAAAATAAGCTCATTAAGCGGAGTGTTTGACCTATGATGAATCAAGATGGCTTTAATGTAATAAAAAAATATTATATATTATTATTTACAATAATAAAAAAAATAATACTTTTTTTCGCAAAAGGATAAGCTAATTATGTATAAAGAAATATCTAACGAGCTGTCTGGGAAAGTAGGATATGATGGAGAAACTATAATTTTTTCACTTAAAACATATGAAGATACTACAAATGATAGAACTGTTTATAGAGCTATTGTTGTAAAAAATAATATGATTATAGATGAGAGTGCGTATCACGAAAACAAATCAATAGTTAAAGAGATTTTAGAAAAATTAAAAAATAAATATGGAGTACAAAATGCTTAAATATATATTAAATGCTGTAGAACTAATTTCTAATGCAATAATAGCCCGCGGGCAAAAATATGTTAAACCAATGTTTTTTTCAAGTAATAGACCAGAGTCAATTATTGCGCCATATGTATATGTATTTGTTGGAATGTTATTATTTTTTGCAAGTATAATAATGTTTTTATATTTATCATATATGGCGGCAACAAAAGGAATTCAAGATTCGGCAATAATTTTACCAACATTAGCTGGAGTTATAGCAACCTTAATTGCAATGGTTGGAATAATGATAAAACTTTATAATGATGGTAAAAGCCGCGGTGAATTAGAAGAACTAATGGTCGATGAAAATGGTGACCCAATAATAAATCCGGAAAAATAAATGTTAGATTTATTAAATAACATTTTAAGAAGCACAAAAGATTTATTTGGAAATAAAATAATGGATCCTATAGAGGCAAAAGATATGTCTTCAAGTGTAAATGATATAACAATATTACCTACCGCTAAAGAAGAAAAAGTAGATATTATTATAGAAAAAAAAATAAGAACTAAATATAAACCCGGCTGGATAAGAAACATAAGAAAACAACCAATAACAGAAATAGTTTTACATGGTACTGGTGGCGGTAATACGATAGAAGGTTTTTTAAGATGGATGTACGATGGAGAACGAGCCGCAGAATATTTTCAAGGAATAGCTTTGGTTCATTATGTTATAAGTAAATCTGGAGAAATTGTAGAAATAATAGACCCAGAATACTATACATATCATTCATCATCTGGCAGACACGACCTTAAAACAGTTTGTATTGAAATAATGAATAGTTCAAAATCAAATCGCGACCCTTATACAGCAAAGCAATATATCGCTTTAGAAAAATTAATATTCAAACATTTGTTTTTATTATATCCAACTATAAACCGAATAACATCACATAGATTTAATATTTTATCATATAATACTCAAGCTGTTATAGCAAAAAAACTAAAACAATGTCCAGGTGAAGGGTTTAATTGGGGTGAGTTAGATAAAATGTTAAAAGATAATAAATATAATTTCTTGACTAGTGGAAATTTAAGATATAATATAAATAAGGTAATATGAAAAAAATATTAGTATTATTATTTAGTTTAATAACAATCAATTCTTTTGCGGTTGAAAAAGGAAAAGAAATAGACATATATTATAAAAATCAATATATCGAGTCTATGTCGTTAAAAGAATTTGAAACACAAGTAAAGATGGCTGAGAATTATTATAAAGAAATTTTAGCCGAAAAAAATAAAAAAATAAAGATTGTTTTAGAAAAAAGCCCATGGGAAATAATCAATGACGATACTTTTGAAACAAAAGCAGAAATTCAATGGTATGATGAAAATAATAAGATTATTAAAACAGTAATCATTTCTATAAATATCCGAAAAGATAATCAAACAAATGAATTGTTAATTGTAATAGATAAAATATATACACAAACAGCAAAGTATGGTTTTCCAGTAGTATTATTAATTTTAGTGGTGGTGATAGCGTTATGATAATAAATAAAGAGCTTTTTAAGAATGTATTAAATTGGTTTTTAATAGTATTAATTTTATTAATAATTATTATACCATATGTTTTATTTGTAGTTTACCTAAATAGAAAAGAAAAAAAACTAATATTATATCCAGAAATTAAAATTGTAGACATTAAAAGCGAAGATGCTCCAGACATAGACGATATGTCATCTGCTGTCAGTTTATCAAAACGAATATTAGAGAAAATTAAAAAGGTATAAACAAAAATGAAAAAACTTGAACAGTATTTGGAAGTCATATCAAATAATAATATAAAAGATAAATCATTTGAACTTAATAAAATTGTTGATAAAATAAAAAATATTATAGACAGCAATATTAAAAATGGTTTTTATAAAAACAGCAAATCAGACCTTACTGTTTCTATTAAATATTCAGATTTATTTAAATGGAATTTGTTATCAGAAAAACAAGAAAAAGAACAAATGTTTAAATTGTTTAAACAATATTTTAATAAAATAAACGAAGAATTAAAACAACGATATATAAAAAAGGGCTGGACTAATTTAGAAGTTAAAAAGCTAGAAGCAAATATAGAATATAAATTATTTAATTCTCCCGAATCAATTGAAAAAATATTAGTTAAACAAAGTAAAAAATGGAAAGATAATGTTTCAGATATAGACCTAGGAAGGTCAAGTCGTAGAAAATATAATGAGCCAAATAGTGGATGGTAAATTTTAATGAAAAACTATTTATATTATTTAATCAACGAAGGCAATCAAGATAGTATATATCCGTTTTTTAAAAACGATATACCTTTAGATAAATTTATAGAAATCTGTTCTTTAGACCCAACCTCTAAAGTTGAAAATAATTTTGTAAAATATGTCGGCAATTATTCAAAATGGCTACTAAATCTTTATAAAAATAAAAAATTAAAAAATGAAGACTTTTATAAAGCCAAAGACTATTTAACTATATTTGATAAAAGAAAAAATAAATTAGAAATACGAGATATAAATAAATATAAATCATTACAAGATGTATATGCTGTGTTAGACAGTAATAATCTTTTTGAAATAAAAACAGATAGAGAAAAAAGAAGAGATATACATAAAGGTAAAGATGATATAATATTACTTTATGAAAGTAATAAGTGGATGTTTTTATTGCCACAAACAAAAGAGGCAAGTTGTTATTGGGGCTCAGATACTCAATGGTGTACAGCAACAAGAACAGAAAATAATGCATTTGACCAATATAATGACTTTGGAAATTTATATGTACTAATAAATAAAAATACAAAAGAAAAATATCAATTTCATATTCAATCTTCAAGTTATATGGATTCGTCGGACCATCCAATATCAAAAGCAACATTTAATAAAATTTTTGATTCCGATGCTGGATTAAAAGATGTATTTATAAAAAAAATAATAGAACCAAGATTGGATTTTATATTTTATCAGAATAACAATCAATACACATCAGGCCCTGGCAACTTTAAATATTCATATCATGATAAAATAATCACCATTAGTGCTACAATAAAAAATATAAAAATGTATATTTTTGAATCAAATCGTGCACTTATAAAAAATACAAACCATGAAATGGATTGGTTATATAGTGCGACAGATGATTATGAAGATTTTTATGTTGATATGATAGGAAACATTGATATTCTTTCAATATTAAAAAACGATTTAAGTTCAAACGATAAAATAACAAAAATAATAAAAAATAATTATGGACTGGATTTAAATGATTTTGAAGATTATGAAAAACATCGTGATGCTATTGATATTATACTTGACATATATATTGATGCCACATATCGAGGAATAATTAAAATTTTTAATTTCTATTTTAGTAAATATCTATTAGCGAATGGATGGAAAAATGAATCTGGTAATAAATACTATTATACAATTAATATTGAGCCAATGTTATATAGATTATGTAATAATATTATAGGTGAAGAAGATTGGCTTGAAGATCAAGATACTTTATATTTTAATGATTTATTTTTTTCACATGATAGTAATAATGCACTTTCTCAATTTTATGTACCAAATGGACAATTAGAGAGCGCATTTGATGAAGCATATTTTATAAAAAAACTTAAAGAGGGAAAACTATGAAAAAACTCATAGATACATATATAAAAGTATTAAATGAAGAAAAGTCTGATAATGTTTATTGGGCTAATATAGCTGTTAAAATATTTGTTCCTAAAAATGTTAAAAATCAAAAAGCCGAAGCGAAAAAGTTAGCTAATGAAATAGTAAATAAAATTTCTAATGCAAGATTGTTAAATATAGATATAGATTAAGATGTTTGTCTTTTTATTTCATTTTGTATTTGTTCGATAATGACATCAAAGTTATATTTGATGTCTTTTTCTTTTAATCTTAATAAAGGAATTCCAATATCTTTAGCTATTTTATTTTTCAGTTTATCATTTCTTACATTTTTCTTTTGAACATAAGTAAGTTCATTATATACTTTTTTGCCCTCATAATAATCTTCTGAATGATAATATGTTCCATCGCATTCTATAAAAAAAGAAAACGGCAAATCGTTTAAATTACCAACAACATAAAAATCATAAACTTTATAATATGTTTTTTTAGCTTTTTTAAATTTATGTTGTATTCCGTATTCTGGAATAAAATATATTCCTATTGTTTCTAAATATAATCTAACCTTTTTTTCTATAGAATTTTCTTGTTGTTTTCCAGTATTTGTCTTATAATGTTCTAACATTTTTAAAGCATTTTTTTTCCTTTGCTTTTTGTTTTTTTTGACATTTACAGAATATACTTTCAGTTTTTTATATGATATTTTTTTATCGCTCATAGTTAAATATATTATAGGATTTATTATAATTAATTATATATTAAGGAAAATATATTATTTTATATGTTATATAAGACAGGTTCATTTTATAGTTTATATTATACTCAATGGAAAAAAAATATAAAGATATATGCTTTTATACTTTATGGCGGACCTGGAGTAGATAAAATACATGCATTAAACATTGGTGCAGCACAATTAAATATTGTTGATAGAGCAAAACTAATGCGAGTTTTAGTTCAATTATCAAAAATTCCTGCATCTAATAAATATACCGGAGCAATGCTATATAGAATATTAACCACTTATATAAAACCAGTAATACGAAAATGCTATAGAACATATTTTAAATCTTTTGTAGCACGAGGTGCATTAATAAATTATGGATTAAATAAAGAAGAAGACTTTACAGAATTAGAAAAAAACTTTGCAGATAAAGATTTATATAAAAAAGCAACACAAGACTTAATAATTAAAACACTAAATTTATATTCAAAAAGAGGTGTAGAATTGAAAAACGTACAAGACAGTTTTGCAAAACCAACAGTTGAACAACCCGTAGAAAAAGATACAACACCAAAAGTTACATCTGCGCAAATACCAACAGCAAAACCAAAAGAAGATAAAGGTGGAAGTGGATTAGACGGATTCGAGGAATAATTATATGGCGAATGAAGAAAAAACAATAATAACACCGACTGATTTATATGGTATAAAAACAAAATTACCAGTAAAGACATCAGCAAAAGCTCCAACACTTCAAGAAACCCAAGAGTCTGCTGCTAAAGAATTACGAACAAAAATCCTTAGTAGAGCAACCGAAGGTAAAGTTAGTATAAATGCCCCACCAATGTATTTAAAACCAACATTTTTATTAGACTCATTAACCCCATATATTAAAGTTCAAATTATATTACCAAAAAATTCAATTAATGAATTTGAATATATTGATTTATTTGATTCTGAAGAAAACCAAAGTCATAGTTTTCTTAAGTCTATGAAATATGATGTAATGCCCAAAGGTGGTGACACAACATCGACAGGAGGAGGAAATTTAGTAATAACATTAACAAGTGTAAATCAAGAAATAATAGAAATATTAGCAATGCGTTTTACTTATTTACATCGTATAGCTAATAGTAACCCTCCAAAAATTTTAGTTGATTTTGGATGGAGTGTTTCTCCGGAATTAAAAAGACAATATAAAGACTCTTGTAGTTTTACAACAACAATTTCCGGCCCCTTAGGAATAGGAGATGTAGTTTTTAATAAAGACGGTTCTATTGAGGCCACATTAAGTTGTACTGTGGATCAAACTCTTGGTAATTTTCCTGCCCCATATAATGGATATTTACCAAAAGAAATTGTCGGTCCATATCCTGGAGTAACTGTTGCTTTGTATATGGTATTAAAAAAATTTGATAAAATGTTTCCCAAAGAAGCGGGACAAAAAAATTCTACAATACCGGAAAAAGATATTAGGTCAAATTTATTATTATTTATTCTTACGCATTTAACAAAAAGTAGAAATAAAATAATTGAATTATATAAGAATGTTGTTAAAAATTATTTAGGGGATTGCACTGTAAAAGATTCAGAACTATTAAAGGAATTAAATAATATTGGTATCCTTAAAAAAGGCGGAATATATACAATTAAAGAAAAAGGTCCTACTATAGACAATACAGACATAATAACAAATTTTATTAATGACCTTAACGAATTAGAAGGTAATCGACGTTCAAAAATATTACAATATGTACTTAGTCTACAAAAAGTTAATTCTGATTTTATACAAGAGCTTGTGCCGTCAGTATCAGAAATGTATATACATCCATATTTAGTGTTTGAATATTTGAAACGATCTTTTGAAAATGGATTAAAAAATAGCGAAGCATTTAAGGATATTGCAAAAGATGTACAAATGTATGTAATATCTTTAGTGCCCGAAGAAAATATTTATCCACTAAAATATATAACAAAAACAAAAATTTCAAAAGAAAAAGAAAAAGACGAATATAAAACAAATATAAATCAACAAGAATTTGATAAATTACAACAAGCTGATAAAGAAAAATACGGAGTAAAAGCAACTGCAGCTTTAGTTCTTTCCAATGGTACATCATGGCCTGAAGCATTTCAAGAGTTGGAACGAAAAATGTATGCGGCCATTGATGTTACAAAAGAAAAAAATATATATAATGAAGTAGGAAAAGAAATAACTAAAAATAAAAACACACGTTATGGCCGAAGTACAATACTCGAAGCTGGAGAAAAAAAACTTTATATACATTCCCCATTAAATACTAAAGTAATATATTTATCATCTAAAGATGAAGCAATATCAAAAATAAATCATTTTATAAAATATTTAATCGCTGATAAAAAAGAAAGAACAGAACAAAAAAGTGGTATTGAAAAAATTCTAAACGAAATAAGTTTGAAAGAAAAAGACAAAGGTATATTTTTGTTTGTTAGAGATATAACGCCAGGAGCAGAAATATTTAGTTTAGAAAAGGGAGGAATAACAAAAATAATACAAGCATATTCAATATTAACAAATGGAAACCCAAACAATTATAAAGACAATTTTAATCCAGGTTATCCAACAGTATGGGATATAAGTTTTCCAGATGTATTAGACTTTTCTCCAACTTTTAATTTCTTACAACTTTTACAAGGTCTTAAAACAAATCAAAAAATATCAATGAATATATCACATGGTACAAAAAAAATAGATAGCTTAAAAAATATTCTTTTAAAAGATGGAGAGGAAGGCGGAGAAGCTATAAAAAAAGCACTTGAGAATTGGAAAAAGGCTAAT